ATAAATTCAATTAATTTTTCTTTATTTTTATGCGTATTTAATATATTATATAACCAACATTTTATTAAAAAGTTTTTATCATTTATATATGCAGAACTAATAGATATAAATATTAATTTATCTTGTTCATCTCTAATAATATCTAATTTTGTTTTATTATAAACAAATGATAAATCTTTAAATTGATTATCTTTAAATCCTGAAACTCCTATCAAATCAATAAATTTATTATAATCTTTATCATCAAATGAATTTTTTTGTTTTTCATTAATCATTTCTTTTGCTTTTTCTTTATATTTAACATAATCTATAAAATCATTAGAAGTATCAGATGAAACAACATTAAATTGATAATCCAACAAATATTTAAATATTTCTGTTCTTGACATATTAAAAATATTTATTAATTGTCTTATTTTTATATGAAATTCACCAATTTTCTTTAATTTTAACTCCATAAAGCTATTCATTTCATAAATTTCATAAAAGAATGGATATTTAATATCAGCTTCAATATCTTGTTCTTTTATTTTATCAAATAAAACTGGTTTATAAGATTTACGTTCTTCAATATAATAAAAAATATGTGATGCTTTTCTAGATCTTTTTATCATTTGTAAAGACGAAATGGTGTCAGTAGATTTAGAAGTATCGAAATGAAAGTGAAAATCCACTCTATTCATATTCGAAACACCAACTGTTAAAACAGGAGAATAAATTAAAACGTCCCAATAATCTTGTTCTTCTTCTTGCATAATAGAATATATCAATTCATTAGTCTCTTTTGGATTTTCTCCAGATAAAGTATAAACTCTTATTCCCATTGTTTTTAATCTATCTTCAAGTGTCTTTAAATACATTGTAGAAGTAACAGATATTGATATTTTTAAATTTTGTTCTCTGATTTTTCTTGCAACAGATAGTAAAGTTCCTAAAAAGATTTCTTTAGTTTTTAAAGAAATTATATTACATGTATCTCTATAATCATTTTCTATTATAATTTCAGTTTTTCTCTTAATTAATTTTTTTTCAAATCCTGTTAAAAAAGCATCTGCTACTAATAAATTAATTTTTGAATTTATTATTTTATATAGAAATTCAAAATTTTTAAAATTGTTTGTCATTGGATCTATTGAATAAGTTATTATCGATTCAAATTCATCAAAAATAACTAAATCAAAATCAAACATAACGTATTTAAATATAGAATCATATTGACAAATTAAAACATCAAAACGTTTAGGATTATCTAAATATAATTCTACCTTTTTGTTTAAAAAATTATCTTCTATATTCTTATATTTTTTATAATAATCTTGCGCGACCGATATTCTTGGCGTAATTATTAAAATTTTTTGTTCTTTTTGTAAACATAAATCAATTATTTCTTTTATTGCAGAAGATTTTGCAGATCCCATGGGTGATTTTATATACATTGCGGTGTTTTTAGAATCAGCAAATTGTTGAATTTCTTTTTGAATATCAAATTTTGAAATATATTGTTTATTGATTTTTTTAGAATTTTCAAAACCAGTAAAATGTTTTTTATAAACCAATAATTCTCTAATTCCTTTAATTACTGTTTGATAAACATTTATTGTTTTTAATGCATTTTCAGTAAATAAATATGTTGGATAAGTTGGATTCCAAAAATATAAATCATTATTTAATGTGTATCTAGTAGAACCATCTTTTGTTTCTAAAAATTTATATCCTAAATGTTTAAATGTATATAAACTTCTTTCTGTTAAATCTGTTGTTTCGAATTCTAAATCTATATCTATATTTTGATAAAAATCACTCTTTTTTAGATTTACTTTTTCAGCAATTATACCATTAGTATTATTAATTAATATATTTGATTTTAATAAAGGAGCATAAAAACCTGTTATTTTTGTAGAATCTGTTGAAATTTCACAAAAATCTAACAAATCTCGTGCAATTTTTAATCGTAATATTTCTAATTCATCTTTTCTTAAATTTGAACATTCTAAAATACACTTTAAATTAAAATTATCTGATCCATTATATGATCTTGATTTTCCTAAAATACATTTATAGTCTTTAAAATAATCTAATATTACATCTTTTTTATATGCTGTGTTACAATCAATATCTAAAATAATATAATTATATGTTTTTCTTGATACTTTACTTAAATTTAATACTGTTCTTTGTGTTCTTAATGGAGTATCTATATCTAATGGCAAACATAAAACATTATTAGAAACCAATATTTGATATGCTTGATATAAATCCTGAACTTTTACATTTTCAAATATAAAAGAATTATCGTCATAAGGAGACTCAGGAAATTTTTTATTATTTTTTGTTTTAAATATTGTTAAATCCATAATTCTCCTTTTAAAATATTTATTATATAATATTAATCTTACATTAAAACTTTTTTAAAACTTTAATGATCATATAAAATCTTTATTATAAATTGTTTTAAAGCCTTCTATAAAATTTTCAGAATTCATTTTAGATTTTAAATAATCAATTCTTTTAATTATTAAATCTTTATGATTTTTATGAATGTATTTTTTATAAATTTCAATATTTTTAACTTTATTTTCACATTCTCTAAATGTATTTTCATTTTCTGAAAAATTATCTACATCAAAATAGTTTAATGATTTAAAATTAGTTCGAGATGGTCTAGAAGCAACCGTTACAGCTTCATTTATTATTCTATGATCTATATGTAAATCATTCGAGTGTGTATAAATGTTTGTATTAGGATATTTTTCTAAAATATCTGAAATTTGTTTATTAAAAACATCTGTTTTAATATATTGTAAAAAAAATGGCATAAAATTTAAAAAAATATATTCAAAATTATATAATTTACTTAAATATAAGAATATATTTTTGCGTGCTTTATCTTGTGAACAAACAACAATAACTAGGGTTTCCTCATTTAATAATGAGGAACAACCTATTACTTCGTCATCAAAATGTGCACATATAACGACATTTTTAATCATTTTCTTCTTCTTCATAAAGAAAATCGTTCATTTCATTTAAAAGAAAACCTTCGATGTCTTTAACTTCTAAACAACTACGTATATTATATATAAGATTTTCGTGAGGTTCTTTTTCTAAATCAATTCTTGTTACGTCTTGATCATTTGTAAAAAAGACAACTTGTTTTCCATCTATAAAAATTTTTGTTATGTTGTTTGTATTGAATATATACTTATCTACTGTTTTTAACATTATTTCTCCTTTAAAATGTAAAATTTGAACCTAAATCTTCTGTTGACAGAAAACGTTTTAAATTTTCTAAAACATTTCCTTTATTAGAAGTTTTAAAATTATGAACTCTACCATCTATAGTTTCAATACTAATTATGGTATAACCTATATCAACATCATTATCATTAACTACATAAGCAGTAACAATATGATCTGTGTTGATTAATTCTGAATGTTTAGAATCTTTAAAAATTCTGAAAGACATGTTAACTCCTTATAGAAAAATATGAAAAATAACCAATAATCAAAACACAAGTGCAAGCACCAAACAATGATACTTTAGTTATAATTTCATTCATTTCAAAACAAACTGACATTACTAATATCCAACACAAACAAAGATACAAAATCAAAACAATATTTAAAAACAGCATTAATTCTCCTTATTTAATATTTTTTATTAATATAAACTCTGGACTATAATTAACATTTTTATATTCAAAAATTGAATAAACATTATTATAATGTTTTATAAAAGAATCATATTTTTTAATATATTCTAATGCTTTTTCTATTGCATAAGATTTTGTATTGACATCATCTATTTTATTGACAAGAGAAAAATCTATATCACCATTATCATAAATTAATATTTTAGATATATAATAATCCATTTTTCGATAACAAATAACTAAATTTGTCTCTTTGATTACTTCTAAAGCACCTTCTATATTCATAAAATCTCCTTTAATTTTAAAAATTTAGATAATTATATCAAATTTTCTTTAAAATAAAATTAAATTTATTGATTAATTAATGGTTTTCTTATACCTTCTGTGCTTGAATAATGACCATTTGGTGATAAAGTAACATATGCTTTTTCTGTATTTTTGAAAAATGTGATAGCTTCATCAGTAATTTGTTTCATAACAAGCTCATCTGAAGTTTTACTAAGTTCTTCACAAGCATTTAAATATTTTGCATACATTGTTTCAAAATATTCTAACTTATTCATAACATTTAAGAATTCTTCTAAATAATTTATCAATTCTTCATCATTTTTTTCAAGAATTTCAATATATTTGTCTTCTCTATTTTCTTGAGTTATAAAAATACCTTTTGAAGCAAAAATATTATTTAAATATGCAAATCTATAATAAGTATAACTTGGAATTAAACAAAATACTTTAGCTATTTGTTTGTGTAATTCTTTAACAAAAGATTCTTTAGATGAACTTTCATTACCTATTACTAAATTATCTATTTTTAAATCTTCTATAAATTTAGAAAATTTAACTACCTTTTTCTCAGCTATTAAATCAGCTAAATAAGAGAAAAGATTTGTATCTGTTATCTCTAAAATCTCTGTATCAGGAGTAATTTTATACATATCAGTTTGAACTGATGTTACTAACCACTCTGATCCAATATCTTTTAAACCTAAATATAAACTCATGTATATCCTTTGTAAAATTATTTTAATATATTAAAATCGTCATCTGAAACTTTTGTTTCATCTATTTTATTTTCTTTAACTGTTTTTGATCCATTTGGTGTAATTACATAAGACACTTCTGAATAAATTGGTTTTAATGGTGATTTACCAGTATTATAATCTTTAGAAGGATCTTGCTTAGGTGTATGTGATGCATAATATCCGTAATTACAATTGCATGTGCAATAGTTGCAATCACAAGTGCAATAATTGCAATCACATGTGCAATAATTGCAATCACAAGTGCAATAATTGCAATCACATGTGCAATAATTGCAATCACAAGTGCAATAATTGCAATCACACGTGCAATAGTTGCAATCACATGTGCAATAATTGCAATCACAAGTGCAATAGTTGCAATCACATAAACAAGCTGCTTCTGCAATATTTAAATATTTTTCTAATGTTTTATGCTCTTGAGCAGTAATTACATTTCCTGTATTAAATACATTTCTAGATAATTCTCTTAAAGCATTTAAATTTTCTTCTAATATTAATGAACATTCTAAATAATCTGGTGTTTCAGCGGTTGCTGGATCTAATTGATGAAAATGTGAAACTTTCACTTCTTTTTTAACTAATTTAAAAATTAAATCTTTTAAAACTAAATTTGGTAATTCATAATTTTTACCATCATTTGTGATAATACTAATTTTTACTAAATCTTTATTTGTTTTAAAATATTCATATAAATCTGGCAATTCTTTTAAATAATATACAAATGTGTTTTTATCGTCTTTACCTTGAATATTTGAGATGATTTTCTTTTCATCAGATGTAAAACCTGTAAATTTGATTTCATTTGTATATGTTCTTTTACCATGCATCGAATTTACTTTAACGCCCGGAGTTAAATAAACTTTGGCTTTATTTTCTGTTGATACTCTGTTAGATCCACCTGTTGCATCTGAACATCCGTATTGATTATTACAGTTACAAGTGCAATAGTTGCAATCACAAGTGCAATAATTGCAATCACATGTGCAATAGTTGCAATCACAAGTGCAATAGTTGCAATCACATGTGCAAGCAAATACTCCGGCCTTTTGTCTTTCTTCTAAATAATCAAATTTATTTTTAAAATAGAAAAATATTTTTGACATATCCATTAAATTATCTGATGCATAATCCATAGAAATTAACAAAGTTTTGTCTTTATGCTTTAAAGCAAAATGAGCAACTTTTTGTCTCACTTCATTAAATCCTTTAACTATACTATTATTTTCTGTAATAGAAAAATTTTCTTCAAGAAATATTTTCTTTAATATAGATTGTGCATTTTTAAAATCAATTCCTAAAATTTCTGAACCTAAAGATACATTATGATTTATAAAATCAGTAGAAATTATTGTATTATTTTTATAAAAATCATTTCTTACTTTTAATTCTTTATTAATTTTATCAAATAATTTTGCTGCTTCTGAAGCTGTTACTAAATCTCCTGTGTTTTTATTTTCAAAAGATGTAACATTATTTTCTCTTGTTCCAGAATTAGTTGCAACATTAGAAAGAATTGCATAGTTTTGTCTGTTTTTATTATTTTTAGCATCTTCAAACCAATTTGTTTTAAATGAAAACATCACAAACCTTATTTTTTATTATATTTATCTAAGTTGGCAATATCAGCAATATTTGCAATATGTATAAATGCTAATCTAACATTACCAATAAATTTATAAATTTGGCACAAAGCTGGTTGGTTAGGATAATCTGACCATTTTTCTTTAAATGTTTCTTTTTCAGATATTTCATATTTTTTAGCATTACATTTTAAACAATAATGTGTTTTACAATTTTTACATTCTTCAGGTAATACTTCTCTTGCTTCTTGGTATTTTTCTATTGATTTTAATAAAGTATTTAGAAAATCTTCGTTAGTATTATTAATTGAGTTTTCTATTGAATTTTCTTTAACATTTCCATTTAAAATACCATGACAGGCATAAGAATTGCCATCTAATTCTATTGCATTAACATCACTTCCAGCTCCACATATTTTTTTAGATGGATTTAACCAACCAAATCTAAAATGATTATTCTTTTTAAAATATTCTATTTCTGAATTTTTTATTTTTTTAAATTGATTTTTAATAATAGAAATAAAATTATCCATTTGTTCTTTTGTATAATTGTGATCTGAAAGATAATCTATTGTTGGTGAATAAATAAAATTAGTATTTAAAAATTCTGACATTTTTTTAAATTCAAAATAATTTTCAGAAATTTTATCTAAATTATTAAAATCTATGGTTGGATGTAAATGAAAATTAATACCTTCTTTAGCCAATCTAAATATTGTTTCTTTAACTTTTAAAGCAGAACCTTTTCCTTTAATATCTAATCTTGCAACATCGTGTGAAGCTAATCCATCATAAGAAATTTGAAGTTCTAATTTTGGATGACCATTAGAAATATGATATTGATATTTTTTAATATAATCTATCATTTCATCAGAATATCTAAATCCATTTGAATAAATAAAAAATCCAACGTTATCTTTATCTTTATAATGTTCTATAAATTTTTTCATACCATTAAAATTGACTGTAGGTTCACCACCCCAGAAAAATATATTAATTCCAGAATAATGTTTTAAAAATTTATCTGAATTTAGCAAATAATCAAATTTTTCTATTATTTTATTTAACATTTCATCTGATAAATTGTGTAATTTTGATTTATTAAAATTTTCAATACAATATGTGCATCTTAAGGTGCATGCTTCTGTCATATTTACATCAAAATTAAAAAACTTTTTCATTTTTCTCCTTTTTTAATTAAAAAATTATATCCAATAATTCATCATTTTCTGTTAGAATATATCGATTTACATCATTATTTTTTCTAACTTCTAGTCCTGGATCTTTATAATCTATTTTCCAATATTCTATAGGAATATTTAAAATTCTGCATTCTATTACTTGCCTTGGTGAACAATCAAATTTTCTAGAAATAGGAGTATAGATATATTTACTAAAATTCCAATTTAATACTGGATTATGAGTAATATTTTTTCCACAAAGATAGTCAGAATATATTAAAATATTTGGATATTTTTCTATTATTTCTTTTGGATCGTATTTTCTACAATTATGTGTAATATATGCAAATTCTCTATCTCCTGGAATATAATTTAAATGTGGTAAAATTTTTTTAACATATTCTATACCTTCTAATTCACCATAAACCTCTTTATCATATAATAAAGTTAAATTTTCAGGTTTTTTATTTGGATAAAAATATGAAAATCCACACGCAAATGAATATATTTCACCATAAATTCTAATATCATATTCATTTATGAAATTATAATTTCCATCTACTAATAATAATTTTTTACATTTTATTATATCTGGTTTATCAAAATAAAAATCATTTATATCAAATTCTAAATTTAAATAATGATTGTTAATTATTTTATAAAAATTATTTTTATTTAATACTTCTGGAATTAAACATTTAACATTTAAATTTTTCTTTTTAAAATAATAATAATAATCTAAAACTTCAAATAAATGTCCAGATAATCCATGAATTGATTCTTTTTTATTATAAGAAAATAATATTAATAAATCAGCATTTGTATTTAAAATCATCTTTTTTCTTTTGTAAAATGATTAAATTCTAAAGCATTTCCTTTTACTTCAAACGATTTATCATTTAAACCATAATTAATTGTTCTATTAAATAATTCTGAATGATTACATCCTTTACATTCTTGACAATTTAGATGACATATTGGTTTTTTAAGAGCTCTATAAATTTCATTTGTTTTTTCTATCAAATAAGTTTTTAAATCATTTGAATTTATATATTGATCTAATTCAGATTCATAAAAATTAACAATTATTTTTTTAATATTTAATTTTGATAATTGAACCAAATCTTTTAAAACATTTTTATAATTATCTTTATGAACAGTGTATCTTATTGAAAAATCAATTAAATGTAATAATTTTTTAATAATATTTTTAACATCTTCTTTAGTTGATTTACCATTTGGATAAATTCTTCTATCTTGACCAGACCCATCATATGAAATTTCTAAAGAAAAATGATTCTTTAATTGTTTAACTCTATTAATAAATTTATAACACTTTTGTTCATCTTTAAAATAAATTCCATTTGTTGTGGTGCTTAGATTAAATTTTTTACCTGTTTTTTCTGTTATAGAATCTGTATAATCTAAAATATAATAAAACATTTTTTCATTTAAAAATGGTTCACCGCCAAATAAAACAACAACCGAAGATCCTAAAGGTTCATTTTTTATAACCTCATCAAAGAATTTTTCAACTTCTTTTTCATTTATAAAAGATGGTTTTGATTCATTTCTATCTTTTGCTTGATAACAATATTCACAATTTAAATTACATTGATTTGTTAAATATAAAATATTTGTTTTAAATTCTTTATTCTCTAATATTTTACTTTTAAAAGAATCTGGAACATCTGTTTCTAATACAACATTAAAAAATGAATCAAAATCTATCATATATTATCCTTTAATATTAGCTAATGTTTTCATAAATGGTTCTGCATATTTGTTTATTTCTGATTCTGAATAAATTTGTTTTAGTCTTCTAATTGTTTCATTTAATTTTTTAAGTGCAACTTCTTTAGATTCTTCAATTATAGATAAAGTTACAACAGATATTTCTATAGGTGTATCTTTAAATATATTTAAAACCTTTAAATATTCATGAGAATTTAAAAATTTATATCCATATTGTTGATAATGTTTCATAAAATCAACTATTAAAACATAATTAGATAAATCTGTTTTATAATTTTCTATTTTATAATTAGATTTATTAAAATCAAAATGAACTAATAATTGTTTTACTGCATTTAATCCATACTCAAATTCATCATGTTTTAAAGAATATTTGATCATTTCTCTATAATTCAAAGGTTGTTCTAATTTGTTAACATTTGATTTAAAAAAATCTGGTTTATCTATATTTCTTTCCAATGAATTTAAAATTTCTAAATTTTTATCTTCTTTTTGTGTAGTTAATCTTTCTATACCAGGTGAAAAATAAAATATCGGATTATTTTGATATATATTGTCAATTCTAACTTTTTCAAAATTTTTCATCAATTCTTCATAAGATATTAATTCATCATCATAACATTTAACTGCTAATGCATCTTGAAGTAATTTAATATCTTGAAATTGTTCTGTTTCTTTACATTCATTTAAAGATTTTATTTTTTGAATTATATCTTTCTTATTAACAAATATATCTGAAATAATATATAATATTTTTGCATTATCATTTTCAAATAGATAGTCATATTTTTCATATTTTTTAATTACTTCATTATACATTTTATTATCATAAAAGAAAAATATTAAATTTTGTGCTTGTTTTGATGTCATTTTTAAAAATCCTCATTAAAATCATTTATTAATTCTTTAACCTCATCTGAGATTTCTGGTTCAGAAACTTGTTGGTCAATATCTGGATTAACTTGATATAACAAAGCTTGCCCTTGAGCAGATATTGTAAAAGCAAGCATACCATTTATTGGTTTTAATTTTTCGGCTGCTAATCCTAAATAATAAGATGCTTCAACTAATGCTTGTTTTTGTTCTTCATTAACTAACATGTTACTCCTTTTTATTTTATTTATTTTAAATTCTTTAATTCATTAATCATTCTATCTCTAAAACTGTCAGGACATTCTCTAAAAACTCTTAATGCTTCATTATATGAAATTTTTAATAATTCACAAACAGATTCTACAGGTTTGGATCTCTCGAAATGACCATTTAATAATTGTGAATATGTGCAACCAGCGTTGCAAAATTCATATATTTCACAAGTTTTGCATTCTTCATAAACTCTTGGATCAGAAACTTCAGGTTTTGATAAGAAATCTATATTTTCTTTAAGAAATGTTTTGGAATTTTTATCATAAATTTGATATTTTCTAACAGATCTAAATCTTTCGCACGGATAAATATCACCTTCTGTTGTATAAACTCCTCCAGATACACCAACAAAACATCCATGGTCTCTTTTACCATATCTTTTATTAACAATTGTATCTAAAATATATAACCTAAATAATCCAACATTACAATATATAGGTGTTCTATCTGGTGGCTTTTTATTAATATCTTCATAATTTTCATATCCATAATTATAAGCAATAATTGTATTAGCTAAGTCGTGTATTTCTTCTTTATAAACTTCTATATCTTCTGGAGTATAAATGTTATCTCTAACTAATGAAAAATCTGGCATATTAAATCCAAATTTATTAACAAAAAATTTAAAATTTTCTGTCATATTTTTAAATGCTTTACCATCTAACATTACTTTACAAGAATTTGTTAAAGACTTTATTAAATCTTTCTTTTCCATTAAAACATCAAAAGAATTTTTGCCATTTGCCATTGGTCTATTTTTTGCTTGATTTATACCATCAAAACTCCATGAAATAGAACAATCATATTTTTTTAAAAAGTCTCTTATTTCTTCTGTAATTTCTGTTCCATTTGTTATTACAACTGTTGATTTACATCTTTTATCTTCTTTGAATTTAGGTAAAGTGTGTTTAATGATATCAAAATTCATTAAAGGTTCTCCACCAAAATAAGATATATGGTAAGAATCACATTTATATATTTTTAACATATCATCTATAATATCAAAAAATTTATTTGCATTTTCTACTGACATGAATTGTGGTTTGTGGTTCGAGTAACAATAGGCACAGCGCATGGAACACGAGCTTGTAGTAGAAAATTCAATTGTCAACGTTTTAGCCATTAATTTCCTTTAAATATATTTATTAATTAGAAAATAAAGATTCTATTTGTTTTACACTTAAATTAATTTGTTCATTTTTAGGAAATTCAACAATATCAATATTTAATTTGACATTTTCTATAAACCAATTACAGAACATATTATCTGTAATGAAATTTATTCTTAGTGCTTTACTACCTATAAATGTTCCTTCTTTTAATACTTTTATTAATCCTGAATTTCTGTCAGCAGAATAAACCCTTGGAATTCTAAAAATTTTAAATTTCTTACGTTCCATTAATAAAGATTCTATTATTTTTTTAGTGTTAGCATAAATTGTGCTTTCACTTAATACTGCTTCTGAAGATGCAAAAACTATTTCAATATTAGGATATTTTTTAATCAAATCTATTGTTAATTTTACACTATCTATTAATCTTTCTACATTTTCGGCAGAATTTGGAGAAGCAAAGTGCCAAATTGAGTCAAAATTTGTATCTAATTTTTCTGGAATTTCATCCAAACTTTTAACAATTTTTTTATTTGTAGGATATTTTTTATAAATTTTTTTTGCTAAATACCCATTTCCTAAAATATATACCATTTTTTCTCCTTTAAAATAAATTTAACTTTTTCATATTTTTCACAAAAACCTAAAATTTCTTTAATTATTCTATAACTAGCCTAATGTATGGTTCAATATCAACAAATTCATCGTCTTCATTAAAACATTTAGTTATAATATCGGCTGCATATAGATGATAAAATGGATTTTCATCTTCTAAATTTAAAACCTCTATGTTTTTTGATAACATATCTGGATTTGTTTCCTCTATTTCTCTTAAAAATGTTAATAATTCTTGACCTGTCATTTATTTTCCTTTTTATTTATCACAATAATATTAAAATATTATTAATCATCATCTACTGTTTTAACCATTTCTAATGATTTTAAAATTCTTTCTAATGAATCTGCTTCTGTTTTATCTTCTCTAAATTCTAAAAATCTAGGAAAAGTTAATGCATAATAATCAGAATTTTTGGCTTTTGAAACATCTGTTGCTTGAACAGTCATAATTTTATTAATATATAACTCTTTATGTTTAGAAATAATATCTAATTCTAAATCTGTAAATCCTGAACATTGACCTTTTAATTTTCCATCTGAACTTTCAAACATTATTGCACCAAATGTAGAAGCTCTTTTATTTTTACCTTCTGTAAATCCAGTAATTTTTACATCAACATCAAAAATAGTTTTTAATTTAATTTGATATTTAGAAGTTTTATTTTCAAAAGGTGTTTTACAATCTTTTAAAACTCCACCTTCTTCGCCTTGTGATATCCATTTTCGCGTAATACTTAATGCTTCGTCTAAAGATTTTACTATTTCGTATTTAACTTTTTCCATCATAGATGAACATCTGATGTTATCAAATCTTACAGCATATTGTGTAGAACATTTTTCATTTTGAAAATCTTCAATTGATAGATAATCCCACACATAAAATGTAACCTCATCAGGAACATTCAAAGAATTCAAAATTCCATTTGATTTAAATCTTTTATCTTGTGCCGATCCTTCAAGATTAGATAGCATTAATTCACCAATATATGCTCCATTTGGTAAATTTTCATCTATCATTGATTTAAATAATTTTGGATATTCATGAGATTCTCCAGATCTTGAAAAAGCTATAATTTCATCGTCTTTTTTAATAATTGTTCTATATGTTCCATCCATTTTTACTTGTAACATAGCTGGATAAGTTATATTTTGAATTTTATCCATTAATGAACATCTCATATATGGTAATTCAAAAATTAAATTTTTAAATACTTTATTAATAGATTTAGAAGAAATTCCACATTTTAAATCTCTTTCTATTATTCTTTTAAGAACTTCTTGTGATTCTTTTGTATATGAATCAAACAATCCTTGTAAATAATCAATCGCTTTATTTCCAGTATATTCTCTTGTATATAATGGTTTTAAATCATCTAAATTTATAGATTTTTGTCCAGAATTTTTGATATTAATATTCGTTAATCTTATTGAATAAGTATACATAACTTTATCATATACCATTTTTAATAATTTAGCAATTTCTGGATTATCAGAATACATTTTTAACACTTCTAATTTATAATTTGTAGAATTATTTTTATTTAATTCTTCTATAAATTCGTAAAACATTTTTTATCCTTTAAAATTAAAATAGTTTTCTATTTAAAAATCCCCTAAAAATAGAGGATTAACCTCTACAAATTTTTAAAAATATTATTAACAGTATTAATTTTTAACTCTTTAACAATCATTAAAGAATCTCTAAATTGTTCTACTTTTAAATATAAAACATTTGTATTTGTCTCTTCTAATGTATCTATTTCATATGCTATGTCTAAAGCATTTTCTCTAGATGTTGCATTATAACTAAATTTTTCTGTTCCTATTGTTAAAGAAATATTAGCGTCTTGAACTCTTATACTATTAAGAGCAACTTTTTTGATTTCTACTGTTTTGTCGTCTGTTTTAATGAATTTCATTGTATCTCCTTTAATTTATAAAAAATTATATCAAAATAAGTTTAGTTTTTGTTTAATTTTTCATAGTTTTTTAAAGATTCTTGCATAATTTCTTCAAAATTAAAATTTATTTTTTTCTTTTTATAAATTAATTTTTTATGTTTAGAATCATTAATTTCTGGAATGTTTTGAACTTTCATTTTATCTCCTTTAATGTTATTTTATCAAAAATTTATTAGGTTTTAATTAAATTTTTACATATTTCAAATTTTTACATTACAAAAACCATTTAAAGTATCAGATATTGCTATTCCTATTAATCTTTTAGATTCATCAAAAGAATAATCATCAACACCATAAGCAATACCATCAAATCCGGCAATAACATATTGTCCTTTCTTTATATCTTTAGCTTTAACAGGAGTTTGACCCTTTAAAGCAATATTTATACCTTTTTTATTTTCATTTAACACTACTGCTGGATTTGTAGTTATTATTCCGATATATTTCGAATTTTTATTAAAAATAACATATTCGCCATTTTCAATTCCGATGATATCTCCATTTTGAAATTCTTTATCAGTTTCATAAATTTCTGATAAGTCTGCATATTTAGCTCTTAATGCAACACCTATAAAATTTGATGCATATATTGAATTCCATTTATTATTTGCTGATCCAAGATTAAAAACGTTGTCTTGAGATGGTTCATCTGATGCATCTCTTCTTAAAAATGAAGTAGAATCTAAACCATCTAACATATCTGCATCTAATAAAGATCCAGAACCATCTGAATCTTTTAGTAATTGTAAAATATTATTAGGATTAAAATCAGATTTAGCCATAAAATATGTAGAATCACGACCATCTAATAAGTCTGCGTCTATTCCTGAACCTGAACCATCTACTTCTTTAATTCTATCTAAAAATTTAAAATTCCACCAATCTTTAGGAACTAAAGTTGTATCAACTGTATCTAAATTATTAAGATAATTTCTTAATCCTTTAACTTGATCTATACCTAGTGTATCTATTTTTTCTCTATTTGCTTTAATAAAATCAACAATTTCTTGTAATTCATCTAAAGAAACATCATTTGACTTTAATAATGCTAAAATTTTATCTAATTCTTTTCTTATAACATTACCCTGATTTGCAGATAATGGTAAATCTTTTACTGTAGATTTAAGGTTGTCTATTACTTCTTCTTTCTTTACATATCTTTGTTTAACATTATCTAATTCATTTTGAGAAGCAAAATATGTAGAATCGTGACCGTCTAATCTATCTGAATCTTGAGCTTTTCTATTATTAAATGCATAATTTATAGAATCATCAACATATTTTTTTGTAGAAGGATGATAATCAGCAGTTTTTTCTAAAGGTCCTTTTAAAGATGGATCATATTCTTCTTGATTATCTTTGGCTAAATAATTTTTAAAAGAATTTTTAGAAATATCAGATGAAGTTACTTCTTTCCAATAATTGGGAGAAGTTGTAGGTTCATTATTATATGAATTTACAAGGCATTCCCAGTTCTTATTATCATAAGAAACTAATTCACCAACTTCATATTTTTCTATTTGTGACCATTCTAAAGATAAATTACCTACAAAAACCTGAAACCTATTATAATTATCTTGAACTTCTTTTTTTAATCTTGTTTGATATAAATTTAAATATGTTTCATCCATTAACATATTTGTTTTTATGGCATAATCTCTATAAAATTCAAAATATTTTTTATGTAAAAATGACATTTGATATCCTGTTTTTATCTATTTATCTATGTAATTTTTAATCTACTATGCTAGGCATTAATATAGATTTTTTGCCTTTATACTATGCATAAATCTACAAAAAGAGGTATGAAAAAATTAAATTCGTCTAGACAGTTTCTTATATATAATTTCTTCAGTGAATAAATTTATTTTATATAAAACTGTTGTAACCGTTTTTTCTAAAAAAATCTACAAAAAGAGGTATGAAAAAATTAAATACTATAATATAAACAAGTTAAAAATATAAAAGATAAATAATAAAAAAGAGAAAAAATGGCTAAAATTTATAATAAAAAATTAGAGGGTAAATATAAAATAGGTAATAATCATTTTAATTTATCCACGTTTCAAGAATTTATAGACCTTTTTAATGTTTATAATAATGAATTAGCAAATCAAGAAAATTTAAATAAAGGTATAGATCAGTTAAAAAGAGAATTGAATATGCTTTATGCATTATATGCTATTTTAACAGATCAAGAAGCACCAAGATGGCAACCAAATGTTGTTTATCAAGAAGGCGAAATTGTATCTTATCTTGATAAAGAAAATCCATCTGAAACAGAAATTCAAAATTCTTATTATTTAGCTTTATATAATGATGAAGAAAATTTAGCTAAAGAACCACCGTTTTCTACAAAATTTTGGGTAAATGTTACGGCAACAGAAATATATCCAAGATTTAATTCATCAGTCTGGGCTAGATATCATAATGAAAAAGATTGGACTCAAGATCAAGAATACGATTTAATAAATCTAAAAAAATTAAAAGAATTAATACTAAATCTTAAAACAGAAATATTAAATCTATTGAATGAAGATTATTTAACAAATAATTATACAAAAGAATTAGATATTACAAAACCTACGCATATAACAAATAAAAAATATGTTGATTTTCATATAGAAAAAGTTAAAAAATCATTACAAGACACTAATTCTATATTAGGACAATATGTTAGAGTTGATGAATCTAGAAAATTAATAGCCGCAAATAATGGTATTGCTGCTGTATTAACACCAGATGCAGGAATTCATCCAGGATTAAACGAACAATCAACTTTAGGAACACCTTCTCAAAAATATAAAGCGGTTTATGCTAAATCTTTCGAAGGAACTGCTTTGAAAGCAAGATATGCTGACTTAGCAGAATATTATGATTTTGATATTAATGCTAAACCTGGAGATGTAATAGGTTTAAACGAAGATGGGTTTGCTTTATATGATATAAATGAATTGCATAAATTAATCGGCGTTGTTACAACTAATCCTGCAGTTATTTTAAATTCAGAATCTAAAGGAACTTGTATAGCTATCAAAGGACAAACTCCTGTTAAGGTTTTAGGACCAGTAAGATTAGGAATGTATATAAATGCATTTGAAAATGGTGTAGGAATTGCTTCAGATTTTAAATCAGATGAAACAATAGGTATTGCGTTAGAAAGTTCTGATGATAATCATATAAAATTAATAAACGTAAAGATTTAATAATGATAAGTCCTCATGTAGAAGTTCGAACATTTGATTCTGAAGTTATTCCTTCTTTAACTTCAGATTATAATTCTGTAAAAGTTTTGTATACATTAAAAGGTGAAGCTAATAAATTAACTTTAGTAAATTCCATTCTTGATTTTAAAATCAAATTTGGAAAACCTAATAAAACAAATATATGTGATTGGTATCAAGTATATAATTATTTTTTATATAATAATAAATCTTTATATATATGTAGAACATTAGGAGAAAATTCTTTTAATGCTCAAGCTTCTGCTCCTAATAGAATAAAAAACAAAATAAGAATAGATAATTATGATGACTTTTTAGGTAAAAATATTTCATTAGAAGATAATGTTATTAAAATTTTTGCTAAAACACCAGGTGAATGGGGAAATTCTATTGAAGTAGCTATATTTACTTTAAAAGATTTAAAAGAAAACGTTCAAATTCATAAAAATTATTTTGCAAAAAATATAATTAATATTTTTAAAGAAGGTCAATATTGCGTTGTTGTTTTTTATGAAAATAAATTAGTAGAATATTTTTTAATGAATTTTGATGATATAGAAAAAGTAAATTCGTCTTCAGAATATATTTATATTAAAAATAATTTTTTAGATTATAAAATATTTGATGGAAATTTATATTGGATAAATGGTAATGAATTAATTGCAGATGGTAATGTAGAAGCAAATTTAAGACCGATATTTTATGGTTCTAATATTCTAAAATTAGATGGTGGTATTTCAGAAGAACCTTCTAAAAAAGATTTTTACGATTCTAATGAATTAATCAAAGAAGAAAATATTGATTTAACATTTGTAATGGGTGATAAAAATTATCCTGATATTTCTATAAAATTAGCTGAACATTTTAATGCCATTGCTTTAATACAATTAAAAAATTCAGATGTATTTAATTTAATACAAGAATCTAAATTATTAGATAAATCATATGCCAGAAACATTATATGTTATGCAAACACAAAAAAACAAACAGATATTTATACAAATAAAGATTATTATTTTTCAATTATTGGTGATTTAAATGGATTAAGAGAATATTTAATAGAAAATTATTCTTTAAGTGAATCACATTGTAAAAGAATTTATTCTATTTCTGAAATTTTAAATACTTCAAAAAAATATACTAATGATGAAATAGATGAATTATATTTAAATAATATCAATATAATTAAAAAAGACGAAAATTCTTTTATTTTTAATTCAGAAAATATGTTAAATGGTGAAAAATTATCACAAAGATTACCTATAATTAAATTAGAAAAAAGACTTCAAGAATTATCTTTGTATTATGTTTTTGAATTCAATAATGAATTTACTAGATATAATTTATATAAATTAGCTCAACAAATAGGTGAAGAAGCTGTTATGAAAAGATATATAACTGATTATAGAATTGTTTGTGATTCTTCAAATAATAAAGAAAATTCAGAATATTTAAATTTAGATTTTTATTTTAAACCAATTCATTTAATAGAAGAAATTAAGATTAATTTAAGAATTCAAAATTCATAAATCTTTAGTAGTTTAATATCATGAAATTAAGTAATATAATACTATAAAACACAATATTAAACTACCTTTTTATTAATTTTTTCTCCGCAATTTATTGCTGCGCCTAAATATGCGCATTTTAAATTATTTACTATTACTAAATTTGAACCTTGAGCAATATTTCTACCATGACATGAAACACAATTTTTTAAATAAACATTATTTACTGTTTCGAAATTATGAGCTTCGTGTTCAACAGTTAAATCATAAACATCAACTTCATCTAATATAATATGATTTAAATGCTTAAAATCTAAATCATCTTTTAATATATCCTTTGCTTCTTTATATGTTTTGCCGTCTTGTAATAAAATTTTATGATCTTCTGTTAAGATAATTGAATGTTTTTCAAATTCTATTTCAATAAATTTATTTGTTTTTTTAGTTTTAAAAACATCTATAATTTTAGTTTCATGAACACCTTTATCATCTTTACAAGTTGTAAAAAATTCTTCACCATCTAAAAATCTATAATATAATTCTTCAATAGATATATTTTCATTTTTTGTTTTAATAATAGTATCAGGATGAAGACAGCAATGAACTTGAACAACATCTGTAATTCTTGCACATCCTCGATTTTCTATAATTACATCTCCTGAAGCTTGAATAACATTAGATGGAGGAAAACAATCGTGTCCTGAACAAATTGAATCTAATAATCCAACATTAGGCATTGTTTTCCTTTTAAATTAGAATATAATATTCCAAGTAATTCTTAAAGATACAGTAGAATCTTTAACTCTACCAGGGAAACATCTCATTGCCATTAATAAATCATCAGCAAACAATCCACATTCAGTATAAACCATACCATTATTTAAACCATTAAAAGCAGACATTGCAACGTTAAAAGTATATGTAACAGTTGGTTCATTTAATTCCAAACCAGTAACTTGTATATTAACTGTTGATAAATTATCTGCGCCATCTGTAACATTTATTGCAGCTGTTTGCTGAAGATTACCAGATGGTGTAAATTTTAACTCATTGAATGTAACATTTTTATCTCCTGCATCAGATCCAGAAAATAAATCTTGTCTTGTTACATCAAAACCTGTTGTAGAATCTTTTGGAGTTAAAATATCTGTATCAACATGACCTTTCGTTCCCATTCTAAAACAGTTAATGGTTGGTTGAGTTGTAATACCTGCAAGTAATTTTGCAAATGCATTTCTTGCACCATTTACAATTAAATTGTGATGTTCATATGTATCAATAACTTTTCCATTTTTGTCAAGAGATTCTATCTTAATATAACCTCTTACATTAAATTTATCTTTCATGTGTTATCCCGTTTTTATCTATTTATCTAATTCAATTTCACGTATAGTATTCTTAAAATCATTTAAAAATTTATCTTCGTTATTTTGTTCTTTTAACTCTTTTATTTTTACTTGAACATCTTGAATTTGATTTTTAAGAATTTCCAAAGTCTCTTTTGTAAAAGAATGAACTGGCATTCTTAAGAGATATTCATAATCATCATTTACTTCTAAATCTGTTTTTCTTAAATCTGATTTTACATCTTCTTTAGGTCTTTTAAATATCTTTAATTCATTTTGTATAATCATCAATATAAATTTATATTTAGAATTTAAAATTTTAAGATTTTTATCTAGTTCATTCAAATCATGAATTCTCTGTAATTCTATATATTTTAATCTTATTTCTTTAAAATAATCTAGAATTTCTTTAACATTTTCAAATGTTCTAACTCTATTATTTTCATCTATTGCATTATAAATTTCAAATTCTCTTGACTGAAGTTTTAATAATTCCAATAATTTTTCATCTGTTAAATCATTAAAAAGTTTAATTTCAAACAAATATACTTGTTTTTTAGTATCTGAATGATCTATATAATCTCTTATTTTTTTAGAATCTACCAAATCATCTAATATTTTCAAGTATTTTTGATATTCATAGAATACTGGTAATTCTGTTACAAATACTTTTTTACCTTGTCTTTCAATTTTACCTTCTATTGTCCATTGATTTGGTTCTTCACCTTGTTTAACAATTCCTTTATAATCTTTAAAATAAGGTGTTAAATCACATTTTTTATTAGAGTAATATAAAAGTAACTCTTTAATATTTCTTGGTAAAACGTGTTGTTTAAAACCAGAAGCAAGACAATCCATTGAACCATTTATTAAAAGAAGTGGAACAGTTGGAACCAAAAATTTAGGTTCTATTAAATCACCTTCAAAGTTTTGTTCAATTAATACATCTCTTATATCAAATATTTTAGATGTATATTTTTGATTTGAAACATATGTATATCTTGGCGCAGCAGGTTCATTGATAAATCTAGATCCAAAGTTACCATGACCTTTTAAAAGTGGTAAATTATTAGAACCAACATAAGATTTTGCCATGTTTTGAACAACATTAGATGCTGAGCCATGTAAATACTGTGTGTATTCTTGCATTCTAGAATCAAATTGTGAAACTTTTATTTCAGAATTTAACTTATTTAATGCTGTCCATATAATTTTTCTTTGTGAATTTTTAAAAGAATCTATAGCAGATCCTAACATTCTTAATGTAGAATAAGAACTAAAATCTGTTAATTCATTCTTAAAAAAATCAGATACGTTTTTTACGTTCATTGTTTCTCCTCATTTCTTTAACTATGTAAAAAATATTTTCATATTTCTTAATATCTATATTATCAATCAAATCTTTTAAATCTTTATCTTTTAATAAATTTAAATTATAAAATATCTTTCTATTATCTAATTTAGATAAATCATTTAGAATTTTTATCACTTTTTAATTCTCTCTAATTCTCTTTTAGCGAAATATATAATTTTGTTTAATTCTCTTTCATAAGATGTTCCTTCGTGACGTCCTACATTAAAGCAAAAAGCTGCTTTTAGGATATTTCCTTGAGCAAAATTCATATTTCTAGCTTCGATAATATCTTGAAGATCTGACATTCCTTGAAGTTTATAGTAATCAGTTGAACCACCATTATTGTGACCTTCTTCGATTTCTTCGTATTTTTCAATTTCTTTTATACTTTTAGTGTTTTTGGTGTTTTTCATATTTTCTCCTTTTTATTTTTATTCTATCTTATAATTCTAAAAACTCTTCCAAAATTTTATCTTTTTTTATATTTCTTTTTTCAAAATCAAATCTATCTTTATATCTAAAATAACCATTATCTATTTCTGGAGTTAGATTAATGTATTCGCAATCTATTCCTTGATTTGCACATTCTAAATAAATTCTTGGGTGTCTATCATAAAAAGAACCATATTTTATATAAACAAATTTATTAAAATTTTTAAAAAAATCTCCTGTAAAATTCTTTAATTCTGTATAAGGAATATAATTATTTTTTTCTGTTATAATAACATTTTTATATTTTTTTATTATTTTATAATCATCTATATTAAAATCAAAACATTTAATGTATGTTCCTTCTTTATGCTCATAAATTTTTTGAATTTGATAATAAATTTTATATATATAATTTCTAAAAGTATCATATTCATCAAAATATTTAACATTTTTTTGATATTTAGGAAAAACTTTATCATTATTCATTAAATAAAAATTATTACACTCTATATTAGATTCCATCCATTGGAAAACATCGAATGCTAATACATTATTATATTTTAAATTTTCTGGTTTATCTATTATTATATTATTAAAACAAGAATTATCAATTTCATATTTTTTATTTAAAAAATCAGGATTAAAATTATCTGTTTCAGAAACTAATTTTATACTTTTATCTAATTCCCATAATCTATAAAAATATTCAAATGTATCAAAAGTTGTGCCATTTAATCTCTTGTTTCTTGTTATAACAGCATTTATCATAAATCTCCTTTAATAATTTTAATATTTTTTTATAGTTTTTTCAAATGTTTCTGATTGATTACCATCTTCATCTATCATATAACACTTAACATTGAATTGATTTAAATTTATATTAATTTTAAAAGATTGTTTATTTGATTTTGCTTTTTTGCCGTTTATTTCCCAGAAAAATTCACAATTTTCAAGATGTGTGTCTCTATCTTCATAAATACATTTTAAATAATCATCTTTAAATATTATATCTTTAATAATAGGTTTTGTATCAAATTTTTTATTATGATTTAATCCATCTTTATCATAAGTTATTACATCATCTTTTTGCGCTTTAATTTTTTTATTTGAAGCAACAACATTATCTTTTATATCCATATCAATTAAATCTTCACCATAAATAAACATTTGAATTTGTTTAATTACTTCTTGATCTTTAATTGCTGGATAAATATTACCTCTTAATGTTAATGAAAATCTAATTGTGACAATATTTGTAGAATAATCATCAAATGACTGTTGTTCAATATCTGTTGAATTTAGATCTAATGTAATAGATGTTGGATCTAATCCATCTATTGGTAATTCTCTGATTCTTAAGCAATACGTAGGATTAAAATATGCTAAAACTTGTTCAATTATTATAGATGCTTCATTCATTCCTCTTGCCTGAGCTATAACTGTATAATTAAAATTATAAGGAACAGAATCAAATTGAAATGAATATTTGTGACCTTTAAATTCTGTATTAATTTTAAGAAATTTGTTCTTTCCTCTATCTGGAGCAAATTCTAAACCATCAAAAGTCAATATCATTCTTGGTAAAACTTGAGAATTTCCTGAAAATATTTGATTTTCGTTTAATTGATTCATTATTTCTGATTTTTCTTTATTAGAAAATTGAATTGGCACATATTTAGAAAATAATTTACCATCTGTTTGTCTAGTCTGAACTTCTATTTCATTAAAAGTATTTAATAAAGAAGCAGTATATTTTCTTAAAGTTTGAAAATGAAAATACATATTAAAACCTTTTAGCTCTATCTTGTTTTGTTGTTTTTTTAAGATATTTTTTAGAATATATTTTATATTGTTCTTTACATTTTTTAACTAATTCTTCAGAACCATATTGAATATCAGAATCTTTTTGCCTATATTCACATTCATTATCAGTAAAATGTAACCACACATAATCTATTCCTATATCAGGTTTTTCAACAAAATTAACATTATCTATAGTTCCACCTTTTAATGTTTCGTTCCACATCAAATACATGTCATCTCTTTTAATCTATTTATCTAATATTTAAAATTCAATTTTAGATTTTTTATCAGATTTAATCAATCCTCTATTAATACAATCTTTTTTAACAAAATCTTTTAAATATTCATCTTCAGAAATTAACATTCCTATTTCTTCATAAGATATATTATATTCAAAACAAAAATCTTCTAATAAATCTATAATAGATTCATTTGTTTTATTATTTCTTAAATATTCATAAAATTTATTTATTTTTTGTATTTCATTCATCTGTATATCCTGAATTTAAATAAACTTCCCAATTATTTGCTAAATAATCTTGCAAAGAAAGATTAACTTCTTTAGAATCAGATTTTAATAAAACATCCCCAACGTGACAGTTATATTCAAAATGATATTTTTCTTTTAAATTAGATCTTTTAAAATATTTAATTGAATTATGATGTTTCTTTTCATACAAATAAATATCTTCTAATTTATAATTGACCATATCTGGTTGTTCAAATTTAAATATTACATCAACCCTAATATTTTTTAAAATAAGTTTTTTATCAATATAATCACCTATATATTCATTATTAAAGAATATTTTACCATCATTATTTTCTTTAAAAACATCATTTATTTTAATACTTTTCTCTTTAATCATGTTTAATCCTTTTTAAATTAATTAATCCTTTCGATTTTCTTATTATCTCATTAATTTCTGCATATTCATCATAATTTATCTTATAATTGGAATAATTTATATCATAGATGATATCTTTTTCAAAATCTATTTTTCTTATTTCTTCTATTAAAGATTTAGGAGAATTAAAGTCAAATGTTTTAACTTTCCTTAATTTTTCTTTAAAATATGAAGATTCATTTTCTGATTCTCTATCTATATAATACATATCTTCATGTTCTTTTATTAAATCAGCATTATCTTTAGCTTCTTTATTCTTAGAATTTATTATTGTTAATATAGAATTGTGGATTATTTGTGAAATATATGCAAAAGCAGAAACATCTTGACCAGATATTTTAGAAGTTTTTGTGTGATCAAAATTGTGGATATATTTAAAAACTCTATAACAGGAATCTGAATAAAAATCATCTTGCCACGAATATCCTGAAAAATTAGGTTTTGTTAATATTTTTTTAATCATTAATAAAATAATATTTCCAAATATATTATGAGAATTACCATCTATACAGGTTTTTTCAGATAATTCAATTATTTTATTTTTTAAATCTATATTTTTATCTTTTACATATTCATCTATTAGAGAATTAATTTCATTATTTAATTCTGGAGTTCCATTATTATTTTTCTTATTTTTTTCCCTGATTATTAATGATTTCAATTGAACTTCATTAGTATAATCGTGTTTCATTCGTTGAGGTTGTAAATCCATGTATTTTTCCTTAAAATTGGTATTTCTCTTTTAATTGTTCTGGTGTAAAATGATTGACATCTTTATCATAATTCATATTTTTTAAAGTATCTTCAAAAAAGTCAACAAATTTAGTAAATTTTGATTGTTTTACAAAATTAACATACATTCTTTTCTTAAAATTATTCATTTTTACTCTTCTTTTAGCAGCTGGCATTTGTCTCATTCTATTTCTAACTTGTCTATTTATGAAATTTTCTTCAAATTTTAGATCTTTACATTTTTCTATTTGAGGGACACACACAGGAGGTAAACCTTTATCTCTTCTTTTAAGGATTTCTTCTCTATATGTTCTAACAATTTTTTTATTTAATTCATCTAAAGAAGTGATATACTTTTGAACTTTTTTATCATCTTGATTAAACATTGCTTTAAAAGTTCTAACTGTTTTTTCTATTCTTTGGATAGATAATCCACAAGATTTTAAATAATCTCTAACATCTTGAATCTTATTTTGAAGATTAACTTCCGTATATTTTTGATGAACATCTTTCAATTTTGGCAAAGTTTTTCTTAATTCCATTAATTGAAGGTTAAAATAGATATATGAGTGAATATTTGTCATATATTTTGTATATTTCTCCTCGATTTTATACATTTAATATCCTTTTTGGTTTTTGTATGATAATTTTAACATAGTTTTCTTTAAAACTAACTTATTTTTGTAAAAAATTCTATAAAAAGAGGTATATCACTAATTTTTACTTATTATGCTAGGCATAAATCTATAAAAAGAGGTATAAATTTTTTTCTAAAATGAATTCCTTAT